GTTGCGACGTTACCAACACCACCAGCATCACGGTTAGACGCAAGCGACACTGCGCTGTTGTCTGCTGTGATAAGTGTGTAGTAGTCCGCAGGGCTTAGAACAGCGAAGCGACCTTCGTCACTTACGTCCTTACCATCAAGAGACTCAGCGATGCCATAAAGAGCGTCGATAAGTTCAGCGGCAGTTGCGTTAGCACCAGCAAACAGAGAAGACGAAGCACCAAGAATAGTACCGTTGTCTCCACCGATTTCTGAAGAGCCACGAGCGGCGGCCGCAAGAGTCTTCATAGTAGCTATGTCGAAACGTTTTGCGAGTGCCTTACCGAGTTCCTTAGCGTAGATGCTACGGACATCGTAGTGGTTCTTTAGTTCGTCGATGTTTGCGATGAACGTTGATGAGATGAGTACATCATCAATAGAGATGACGCGCTCAGCGTGTTTGATTGAGGATAGATAGCTATTACCTCCGTCAGCGATATTCTCGCCAGCAGTGTGATACTTAGCTGATGCTATTCCTGTTACAGGGAACTGTGCAGATTTGCCGTTCTGAATAGTGCGCACCATGTGCAAATCTTTCATCACGTTTGTTTCTTCAAACGTAGTTAGGATTTCACCAGAGAACACCTTCAGGAACAACGAATTTACATCACCTGTAGCATTTACTTGCCCTAAACGTGAGGGACTTGTATTGCCATTTGCCATGTTATTTATTCCTTATTTGGATTATTGTTGGGGGTTTAGGTGTCCGTGGGCAGGTTTTGCTTGTCTAAGGTTATCCTCCTCGAAGGGCCTTACGCTACTACTAGCTTTAGGGACGAAAGTTATTTCTTTTTAGGAAAGCCCTTCTTCATATTAGAATAGGCTTTATCGCTCACCGTTGATTTTTTCTTACTACGGGAGATGCCGAGTTTACGGCGACGATTGATATTTCTGTATAGGCTCATATTTTATTAATTATTTACCGACTTGTTTTTGTGCTAGGGTGTGTGATTGAGTAAAGGTCTTACCTTTTTTCATCTCCTCCTTCATAAGCTTCATATGCTTTTTTGAATGGTGCTTACTATGCTTTTTAAGCGTTAGTTTTTGCCTAGCGTTCATTAGTATTTGTAGGGCTTATTTTTACCCTTAGTGATTTTAAGTTTTTTACGTTTCATAGGTCAGCATTTCCATTTGCGAAGAGCGAGAGCTTTACGGGTAGGTCTACCTTTGGAATCCTTCATAGGCCCTTTAACACCACTCATACGGGCACAGAAGGAACGCTTCCTTGCACCGCCTTTGGGTTGTGGGGCTTTGAGGTTGGAACCAGTCTTACGATTGTAATAGTCTCTGCCTTTTTTGGAGAGACCTCCGCTCTTAGACTTGTGTTCCTTCCGAAGGCTTACGCCTTTTCTCTTGCTCATTTATATAATCATTAATTATAGGTATTGCTCGGCTTGTGTACCGAATTAAATTGTTTTGCTTCTCATCATCTTTAGGATTGTGAACTCTTTTCCACGCACCACCACCACCATTCCAGATGAACAGTAAATGAGTTATGGTTACATTTTCGCCGCATTTTCTAATATGTTCCGAATAGTGTTGCAGAACTTTGAAAGCGATGACGAAAGAGAAGTTAGGGTCGAACGCAACGCTGTGCGAAACTTTACTACCAGTGATACGATTGTAATCATCCACCATAATTTTATGGATTTGATACACCCCGTAAGCACGCCCTTCATCTCCAACAATAGTTGGGTGACTGTTGTGCGGAACTTCCCATAGAGGGATAAGAGATACGAATTCATGTAATGATATTTGTTTGGGAGTTTTAGCGCTTAACCATGGAGCTCCCAAAGTAAAAGCTAAGAAGAGCAAGCATACCTTGGCGAACTTCTGGAAGTAGGACGAAGCCGTTGACGTTAATGTATTCATTATTTTGACCAAATATTAGATTAAAGATTCCTCCGTTTGAGCTACTCTCCAAGGCAATAGGCACTTGGAAGAAAGACAAGATAAAAGGGGCAACAATTACAGCGAACAAAATGCTCACTGCAATCATACGCCTTACCCATACGCCTCCACGTCCTGCGGCGGCTTCAGCAGACTTGTCAGCCATCTTCTGTTTCTGAAGCATAGCATCTAAGGCTCTACCTTGAGCCTCCGCTTGGGACGATATGAGACGCATCAAGAAGCCAGTAATACCGCCTCCGAGCATGGATAATAATTCTATAGACATAATTTAAAGGACGTTAGAGACCGCTAGTCGCTTCTCTACGGTTTCACGGAAAGCAGGGTCGTTGCCATACCTAGGGTCACGCATAGCTTCAGTAACCTGAGCCGCTGAACCGAAAGGTTTAACAGAGGAACCGCTAGTGCCACCTTGAGATAACTCAGGGGGCTGACCGCCAGCAGAGATATATTGAGAGTACAGTCCTTTGACAGCCATCTTAGCCTGCTCTACGGAACCAGTCTCAACGATACTGTTGAAGGCATTTACATCTCCGTCTGAGAGGTTTTCAGCCGCCCAGTCAGACATAGCGTTGTAGTTAGCGTTGCCACCTACTTCGTTCTGTATGTCTAAGGATTGTGATGTACTGATGCTCTCTTGTCCTGCCATGTATGCCTCAACAAAATGTCTAGGGATACCTGCCTTTTCAAGAGCGACAAAGGTCTTATCACTGAGCTCACCTTTTTCAGCAAACTCTTCTGTAGCATTCTCAACAGCTGATGTTGCTTTTGCTGTGGGAACTTCTTTCTCTTCAGCTTCTTCCTCAGCAGGCTCTTCTTTCTCTGCTTTTTTAGATTGTTTCTTTTGGAGTTCTTTATAGGCTTTCGCTAAGTCCTCTGGGGACTCGAACTTTTCATCTAACCACTCTGGGCGCTCCTCTTGAGTTTCCTCTTGGGGCTCTTCGGTGGTAGACTCTATGGATTGATTACGTTGCTCAGCCGCTTCATCTTGCATAGCCGCTTGCTTTTCGAGGGAGACGTTTTCTTCCTCGGTTGTTTCTTGTACTGTTACTGATTGGTAATTAGCCATCTATTTGCTCGCTTGTTGGTTGTTGTTGGGCAAGAGATTGGTCAGACACAGCTTTAATACCAGCTGGGCCTAACTTCTCAGCCATTTGCATTTGTTGCGCTTGCTGAGTCTCCATTGCCATTTCTTCTTCGGACTTAACCAGCCCATCGGTTTTGATACCGAGGGAGATTGCCCTCCGTTTAAAGTATTCGGAAACCTTGACGAACTGAGCGATAGCTTCAGGGCCTACCACTTGGGCGGCTCCAGCTAGGAACAGGTCTAGTTTCTGTAAATCATTACCACGTCCTAAAGCTTCAACACCTGTAATGATGATTGGCTTAACAACGTCTTTAGGAATCTTAGGTAGTGTGTTCTTCTTATTCATTACCTCCATTAGACGATTGACCAATGGGAGTTGCATTTCACTGCTTAGAAGAGAGTAGAGTCCACCAAGAGCGGCTTCTAACTCCATACCTAACATACGTATTTCTTCAGCGGTAACACGCTCAGCTTGGCGTACAGTACCACTGGTAAGTAAAAAGGCGTGACCTAGGCGGTCTTTGATTGTGTTTATTGTCTCCTGAGCTACACGGAAGTCGTTGAACTTGTTTACCTGTAGAGTTGAGACATCCTGAGCGTTACCTTGTGCGATTGCTCCGTTAGGACTTTCAGCTAGGGTCTTAGCTCTGGTTGTACCGTTAGGGTTAACTAAGAATAGAACCTTTGCGGCCGCCGCTGAGCCTTCCACAATAGCTTGCGTGAGGGTCTCAAGGGACTGTAGGTCACCTAAGTATTCCTCAACATAACCACGTCCGTAATCCTCGCCATCTATACGAGTGAAACGAAGAGGGATGAATGGATTTTTATCCAGACCATAGAAGCCTTCGGACTTAGGGATGACTGTGCCGTTGATTTCTTGCCAGACTTTCCAGCCCTTATCTTTACGACATACAGCAGTATATAAATTTATCTCATCTTCAGCACCGCCTTCGTTAGTGCCAGCTACTTCTTTCATCTCCTCAGAGAGGCTCATGTAGCTTAGAGTTTCCTTGGTGCAGATATATAGAATATTGCCCATTGGGTCGCGCTCAACACAGAAGCGGTCGAGGTGAAAGACACGTACGCCACCATCGTCAGGGACGTATAGTAAAGCATTACCTGTAACGATAAGTTGCTTCAGCGCTTCGTGTAGTGCGGTACGATATGTACCTCTACTGACTTCCTCCATGAAGGACTCTTCGACCTGCTGTAGAGACTTCTCAATCTCAGTTACTAGCTCTGGTGGAGCGCCTTCTTGTTGTAGTCCATATTCGTCCACTGCGAGACGGAAGAAAGGGGCGTTGGGAGGTAGAAGTGCCAACAGTAATTTTGAAGCGAGGTTGTTTACTCCTCTTGCCCCAACGCCTTGAAAGGGAGTGTCCAAACGGCTGTGTGCTCCGAAGCCTTCGTCTGGGCATACATACGGTAGTGTGAGTTTTGATGAAGAACGAGCGCGGTCTAGGTATTGATATCGCTTCCCCTCAAGGGAGGTATATAAGCCTTCAGCAGTTTTGTTTGTCATAAATTATTAAATATCTTCTGTGGGTTCTGGGAATATTACTTCTACCGTGGTTGTTGCTTGTTCGCTTTCATCAAGGTCATAGCCTTCAACATCCAATGCCCATAGACCATCTATTGTTTGCTCTGGGGCTGTCACATAGCGTGAACCTTTACCTTCAGTATGAAAGGATAGACCAAGGCTGATGCCCTCCTGCTCGGAGCGACTCCATGCGTCTTCT